TATCATAACACCTGGAGCACTAGAATCAATCTGGTGTTAAAAGACGGATTCTATCTTGACAACGGATTAAAAAATTTTGTTTATCCGTTTGCGGCAGACGAAAGCAGTTATTGTGAATGGGTGGGACACAATGCTGAGCACACTTCGACCAATGGTGTTCAACATCCTGAAAACAAGGCCTCAATACTGAGCACAGTGCCAGAAGGACTAGATCACAAGGATGGAGCACTGAAGTTGACTGAAAATCAACTGATGGCAGTGAAGTTTTACATTGCACACTTTCACAACGAAGGTTTTCAACAAGAAATTGATAGTTGGGGGTTTTCCCATTGGCATGCTGCGGCTGAAAAAGCTGGCATCATACCTATCAACATGAAATCTTCTGTGGGGCAACCCATGTTTGACTATGTGAGCAAAGGCACTATTGACGATGACAATCCCTATCACACTGATAGGGCCACACAATACACAGTGGCCCAGAATGTACACAAACATATATGTTCAGCCACAAGATCAGGTACTGGTGCAGCATCACCATCAAGGCTTGTTCGAAGCACTTGACTTTTGATGCAAAATCCTGTATTATTACAACATGCGAATACTAACACTTGACAACATCCACTACGACCTAGATCATTTGCCCGAAGAAGTAGATGACATGAGGTTTGCCATATTGGACAATTCAAATCCACAAGAGCCAGACTATCATTTTATTCCCTTGATCTTTTTGGAAAGTTTCAATGCACCTGCCTTGGTACTACGCATTGGCGAAAACACCATCAAGATGCCCATGGACTGGCAGATACTCATAGGTGAACCTGAAGTAGGTGACTTGGAAGTGCTGCCACTGACATCAATTAACGATCGTGGCTTTAGAGTGTTTCAGTTCAACCCACTCACAAGTTTCCGTCCCAGTTTCCCAGACATTGAAATCTTGGATGTGTATCATGAAGTATCATGGTATGCACCCAAACTAAAGAATGGGCAGTTACTTGCTGTGCCCTTAAACGATGATCCTGACCCTGACTGCGTGTACTTTGTGAAAGACATCAGTCGCAACTGTGAGATAGTAGACTACAACAAATCATGGTGATGCATGCCTTATACTGAACCACAACTGTTTGAAAACTTGACTCGCATGGTAAAAATTTACCTGGAAAGTTATCCCGAAGACCGCGAAGGATTGGAACGATTCCTGCGCTGGGCACACACTCAATATGGCTACCGGTATGGGAACTCTTAAACCCGGCGCCACCTACATTTATGAACGTGTGGGAAATGAAGTTTATGCCCGCGAAGCAGGTGCTGACCCCAGTACTAGGCAACTCATGGGCTACAGTTACGATCCTGTGACGGGACACCAAATTGATTATGCCAAACAAACATCAACCGGAGATAGCTTGTTTGACCGTTTGCAGGAAGATAAAATGTGGGGCGAAATTCGACGCCTGGCCAAGACCACGCCTGCTTTACAAGATGCTATGGAACGTGTTATAATGATATACCGACTAATCAAAGTAAACAAGTGAGCGATAAACTAAACATTGCCAATGAGATGCGACAACTGGATCGCAAGAATAGAAACTTTTACAGCGAACTCACAGACGAGGAACGCAAGAAGTTTTCCAACTATCTCATGATTCGTTGGGCATCATGTGTGGAAGGTTCAAGAGAACTGCAAGAGTTTTATTTGATTGCTACCAATGAACGACTGAACAAACACTTCTTCAACATCAGCCGACACCCTAAACTGCAATGGTTGTGTGCTACCACCGTGAGTCCAGACATGGGCACACCCAGACACAACTGGATCTCGCCCAAGAAGAAGGAAACTGGTGCTGGAGCAAGTGCCATCAAAAAACAACTGGCAGAGTTATTTCCCACATACAAAGAAGATGAAATAGCCATGCTGGCCTCAATGACCACAAAGAAAGAACTTGATCAACACATCCGAGACCATGGCCGAGACACTAAGTGAACTAACCTGCGGCTACTGCAAGAAAACATTTCGACGTGCAGAAAGCCTTGTGGTGCACATGTGCGAGCCCAAGCGCCGCAGATCAGAACGTACGGAACGTGGGGTAGAACTGGGCTTTCAATCTTATTTGCGTTTCTATGAGATCGCACAAGGTTCGGCTAGACTCAAAACATTTGATGACTTTGCGGACTCACCTTACTATCGAGCATTTGTAAAGTTTGGCCGATACTGTGTGGGCACAAAAGCTATCAATCCCAGACAGTTCACAGAGTGGTTGTTGAAGCACAACAAAAAGATTGACAACTGGGGATCGGATAAAATCTACACTGAGTATTTGTTAGACTATCTGAAGGTAGAAGCAGTGGCAGATGCACTTGCACGAGCAGTGGAGTTTAGCATAGACTGGAGTGAGCAACATTCAGCATCGCCACATGATTGTTTGCGCTACGGCAGCACACATGCCATGTGCCATGCTGTCACAACCGGACGAGTCAGTCCTTGGGTGATATACAATTCAGAGTCAGGACAAAAGTTCCTGGGCGAACTCACAGCCGACCAAGTGAGCATGATATGGCCCTACATAGACTCAGACGTATGGCAAAAGCGGTTCGCAGACTATGCCGCAGACGCTGAGTACGCAAAACTAATATTGAAACAAGCAGGATGGTAACATGATCAACTCAATAATGTCCATGGGCAAGCACATCATAGTGGGTGGTGGCAACAGTGCCAGCAACTACATCAATAACGGTAGCGGCATGATGGGAGTGGGCGACCTAAGATTTAACACCAGCACTCAACAGATTGAATTCTACAACGGCCAGACTTGGCAAATATTTACTATGGCACAGGCCACTGTGGGACTCACTGGTACGGCCGAAACAGCCATTGACTGGGCAATGAAAAAGATGGAAGAAGAAAAGGAAGCACGGGCCATGGCTGAACAGTATCCTGCTGTGGCTGATGCCATGGGTGCTGTTCGTGAGGCTGAACAGCAATTGAAAATGGTTGTGGCATTGTGTAGAGTATGAGTGCAGACATTGACATTGACGTTCCGGACCGCTCTAAAATACTAGAACTGATTCGACACACACCTGCTAGACAGGTAGTAGATGGACGCCCGCGAAAGCACAATTCTGGTATCTACATCACAGACATTCCGCAAGATCCTGAACACGGCTGTGCGGCTATTGATTATGAGTCAGCAGAACAGCGTGGCTACTTCAAAATTGACTTGTTGAACATGAGTGTGTATCAGTTGATCCAAGATCCTGCACACTACGAAGCCATGTTGTCAGCCGCACCTCCATGGGCTAGACTATGGACAGACAGACCCTGGGCCAGTCAGTTGGTGCATGTAGGCAACTATGTGGACTTGATGGTCTCAATGCAGCCCGACTCGATACCCAGGATGGCTGCTTTTATCAGTATTATTAGACCGGGCAAAGCACACCTACAGCGACGGCCCTGGGATGAAGTGTTTGCGAGTGTTTGGGATGGGAACGAATCGCGTGGGTATACGTTTAAAAAGTCACACGCTGTGAGTTATGCCGCCTTGGTGGCCTTGCACATGAATTTAATCAATACGACGAACCAGGGTAATTGATTTGCGTTTGCTCTTTTTGCGAGCAATGTCTATCAAACTGCACACAGGACCATGCAAGATCTCAAGGTCTTTGTTGCTGAATGTACGCAGTGTAAAACGAAATCGATCCCAGTCTCCGCGCAGGAATATGTTGATGGGTATGCTCCTATTGCTTTCCCACCACCAAGTATTGGCCAGTTCCAAGAACTCTAGTTTATCTTGTTGTGTAAGCACAGCACCAAAGTCGTAGATGGTTGTAACAGCATCGTCTCTGTTTTGAACTATTCCAATATACTCGTTGCTGGCGTAAACGCAAAGAGTTATAAAGGGGTATTTTTCCGCCAGTTTTTCAAAGATGTTATTACCCATAAATACGTATCGAGGATCCTATGTATTCAACCACTGCTTACTTATATCAACAAATCATTCGGGTACTTTTGATTGACACCAGTGGTGGATACTTTACTGCGAGGTACGACCCAGTGTACGCAAAAACTTTAACTGTTAACAAAGGTGTAGACAACGTTTTGTTGTTTGAATTCATCAACCAGGACCAAAAACCTGTAAACATCACAGGCAGCACGTTCCGCTTTAGATTGCTGAACCAAACTGGTGATGTATTACT